ATATCACTGAACTGTACACCCAGCACTCTAATCCTACTATTAGAATCATTTGTCAAGTGCAACTCAGGCCCACGTTCTTCAGTTGGCATCTTATGATGGCGGATATACTTACCACATAAATCAAAGCGAGAGTCTCCGGTACCACCAATGTTTACTCCTGTAGTTACATCTGTGTAAGTAGCATTCCAGATTTCAGGTTGTGTTGCAGGATACTTCTCTGTAGACTGCCAGTAACTCATCTCACCCTTGGCAATAACCAAACCTCCATCCCCTGTAGGATTATTTAATCCTGTCGCCTGAATGGTAGATGTATCGTATACCTGAAAGTTCTTTTCTCTAGAGCTTAAAACATTGAGACCTCCGCCACCTGCTAGACCATCTTCACTACTATTGATCTGCTCATTAAACTGATTTCTAAAAGAACTCTTTGGCGGTCTGCCTGGAATATGATAAGACTTAGATCTTTCACCAGTATTATAAATCCATCTGATAAAGAAAGCATACTGCTCATCACGCATAAAGCCGGTGCTGTTACCTCCCTTACGATAATACTCAGCAGGATATTCAGCAACTACCCATTCAGTCTTAATCTGATTAGCTCTGGGTTGATAGTTAAAATCAAATTGTTCTGTAGGACCTTTACGTATAAGCCAATCATTAACAACAAACATTGCATCTGACTTCTCATACGCAGGGCTTCTAGCTGGCAATAATTCTAATGGGATACTGACTAATGACTGATCTATATAGTCAACAGAAATAGAACTAGTCTCAGTGCTATACAACCCAATCTTCTTGGCTGCATAATTATTTGCGTTGTTGCTAAGAATAACTAATTCAAAAAACTCAAAGTCTTTATCCAGATTAGACACCTTAATATCCAGAGACCCTGCAGTGCCGTCATGATCAAAAAGACTCTGCAGATTAGATACACCAATATAGTCTGTTACTCTCTGCTCATTTACAGTATAAGCTATATAAGCTTGATACATACCATTCCTTAAAGATCCTCCATCGGGAGCTTTGGAAAGTTTGACAATAGGAGTGTCAAGAAGAGGTGCCAATCTGAGTTTCTCACAATCTAGTATGGTCGTATCTTCATAGATAACACAATCATCACCAGGTGTAGAGGTAACAGTTTGCTGGTAAGGAATATTGTCTAGATTAAGAGTACGAGACGGGTTTCTCCCATCATCCCAGTATACTTGCCAACTGCAGTCAAAGTTCTCTTTTGCGGCACCTTGAATTAAATTCTCTTTGTTGAAGTTAAGACACTTGGAATTGACCAAAGTCTTATACTCGCATTTACTATCATCAAAGAGACCTATCTCAGAGTTAGTATTATCAGTGGTATACAGCACCCACTCATCTGCATATAAATGCACTGTTCCAATAACTGTATATGGAACTACACCACAGGCTAAGTTAGCTGGTTCGTTACCCAGTACTCCTACATCACCGTCTGTAGAATTGTTTGCAGCGTTTCTTGCGTGAGTCCAAGATTGTTTGGGTTCGTAACTAGGATTGATATCCTTGTTCATACCCTTCACAAAAACATTAGTCTCTACAGAGTCAGCACCTTTGTTCTGAATATTTTGTTTCTTCTTAGCCATAGTTCACCTTGTTACACAGGATAACTCTTGAACATATTATAGTAATTGTGATACTGCGCTCTTCTGTTTAACCACCAGATCTTCTGCATCTCTTTAAAGTCTGGAGTATTTACAAATCCAAGTGCGTTATTTCTTGCAGCTCTCAGGCGTCCCTCTATTAGACCTAATTGATTAGCCACATTCTCTCCGGCAAAAACCATGTTCTCAAGAATCCTCTGCTTCAAGGCATACTCGTAGTATTCATTGCAATAAGGATGGTCCAGTACAAGCAATCTTCCTTGAGAGTCTTCCATGGCTCCTTGGAAACTAATATATACTTTACCTGTTGTAAAGTTTGTAAGAAGATAACCGTCTTTTATTTCAGCAATATCTGATGCTTGCTCTCCGACATTTGGACAATCACAAGTAGCATCATTTACATTCTGTATCCTCAGAGGATAGAATGCAGTGTAAGTTCTATACTCTCCGCCACCAATCTTCTGAACTAACTGATACTGATTCTTGTCTTCACAGGTCTTAATAACACATACTTCTTTACATTCCGGATCATCACATGGTCCGGACTCATCTGGAGCTGGTACATAAGGCACAGGGTTATCTGTCTCTACATGTGTACCAGAGGGCATCTGAGTAGAGATGCTATAGTCACCACACATAAAAGCATAATTCAAAGAGAAAAAGTCACTTGGAAGCTTGGTCTTGCCATGCTCTACATCCAGCACCACTTCTTTGGTTCTATTGATTCTTAAACCAAGATCATAATTTACTCTCGTTGCAACTTTAATTAACTGCTGAGGTTCAATCATCCCCTCCATTGCATATGTAGAAAAATCTACTGTTACATCTTCAAGTAACTGATCAAAAGTTCTATACTTATGTGATACGCTCATGATTTACCATTTTACTTTATGAGACCAGTAACGTGCTGAAAAAATATCCGGCTTAGAATCCTGGGCATTATGTCTAGCGTAGTAACTCTTCTTTCGTGCTTTATCTTTCGCACTCTTAGGATTCTTACCTGCACCCTTTACACCTTGTTGACCAAAGCGGATAAGCTTTGTCTTATCACCTTTCTTAGCTACAACAACATGTGACTTCGTAGGATGACTTGGTGTCCTCTTAGGTTTATTATAACCTGATACACCAGCTCTAGTCAACTTTGGATCCTTCTTAGCTGCCATGATTAGTGTGCTTTAGCTTGAATAACAATCCATCTTGTTCCATCGGACCAAAGAGTAATACCTTCAAAATGTTGATTAATCTGATAGTTGGAGCTGCTTTCATCTATAAACTGACCATTAAAGGTTACAAGCTCAGCATGATTGCTTCCCTGCATAGAGGCATCGGATATAAAACGAATAACTCTATACTTGTAAGCTACTGATGTTGCATCTGGTAATAGCACTTGATAGGTAGCATTTCCAACTTGTGTGTGCTTTAGATAAATCATCCAGTCATCAGAAGCTGTAAGATCAAATACATCTCCACCACTACCTTCAATCAATCTAGGTATAATAAACTTTGTATCCTGGATTACATAGGATTTTAAATCCTTTGCCTTTATCAAATTAGAATCAGCCTCAGGTTCTGGTTTTAATTCTTTCTTTACAGTTTTAGTTCTTTTACTAATAAAAAAGAAATCTTCATCACTAGGAATAGATATAAACAACCTACGTTTAATCATTCCCATTATGTCTTGTAAAATATTACTCATCTCTTCTTGCCTTTATGTAGTCCATGTTTTGCATGCTGCTTACCTTTTTTAGTAGCAGCACGTTTCTTTTTATTAGCAGCAGCTAACTTCTTTCTACCAGCTGCAGTACTCTTAAGCTTTCTGATAGTAGCAGACGGCGCATACACTTCTCCTGTCTCAGAAGATTTCTTACCAGAAGGTGTTCTCCACTTCTGCTTAGTCCATCTATCTAAACTCTTTTGCCTTGCCGTCTTTGCCATTACTTGCTATGTTTCTTTTGGATCTTAAATTTAGCTGTTAATGACGCACCAGGATGCTTTACAAATTTGCCAGAGTGTTTCATCAACTTATATCCAGATCCGTCCTTCATCCAATGAAAACCCTCAGGAGCTTTTACAGACTTCATGCTAGTAGATCCACCTTTCTTATAAACACTCTTAGCCATAGGTTTTGCACCCTTAGGTTTCTTACCCTTCTGCTTCATATTCACTGCTATTGCAGCTTGTTGTTTTCTAGAACTAGCCATTACTTCTTAGTTTTATAACCGCCACCAGCAGCCTTATATCGCTTGGCTAACATCTGTGCTTTACGTGCAGACCATTGACCAGGACGTCCACCTTTACTTCCGGCTTTAATCTGATTAAATAGTTTCTTACGCATACCAGGCTTCGTATAGTTACCAGAAGCATTAACTGTGCTTTTCTTTTTTGCAGGTGCTTTTTTTCTTGGAGGCATAACCTTATGGTAATTCAACTAAAAATGAAACTTCAACTTCATTTACATTAGCACTGACGCTTCCAGCATTAATTGTTGCTGCCAATGAAAACATTGTGCCTGCTGGTATTTCTAGAGGAGCGCTAAGATTTTCAACAAAACCAGGATTACCATTATCAGCAACAGTCCAACGTTTAGCTAATGAACCAGCATATGTCCAAATACCTGAATCATTCGGCCTACCATTTGCTAGTTGATCCGATGTCCAAATTTTAAATTCAAAATCAGCATCAGCAGAAAAAGTTACAGCATTTCCAGTCATCTTTGCTGTAGCAGCAATAATCTTTAAATTCCTTGGTGCTACAAGTACAGATGTGTGTGCATTCACTGCACCACCTCGCACAGTCCATTCTGCAGGTTCTCCACCAAAAGGTGAGTTGGGAGTATCTCCACTTCCAAAGTCTTCAATAACTCCAGTATAAACTAAATAGCCTTTTGGAATAGAGTCCTCAACATACTTTACTAAGTCCTCTGCTTTAGTAATTCTTGTAATAACCTTAGGTTCTTCAAGTACACCTTTATTCCTGCGTAGATTCTTTCTATATCTAGCAAATGGGATAAAATCTCCATTCTCAACTTTAGAGATCTCCCTTCTCTTCAACATCCCAAGTATGTCTGTGAGTATATTATTCATTGTATTCTACTTTAAATTATTATCTATGAACACTCTGTTTGTTATCTGCATCTTCTGCAGGCACTTTTACTGTATTAAATATTACCGCAAGTACCTGCTGTTCAATCTCAGCAAATAAAAACTCCGGTACAAAAAACTGTTGTAAGTATCTAGGTACACAGTTATCATCTTCATCACATGTCCATCTAGATATGTCACCTTCAAATACCCCCTCCAACTTAATAGCATCCCATTCAATATTAGGCATATATAGATAGCCATTTAAGTACCAGTAATACTTTGTTGTATTGTACTTAAAAGAGGTTGTTTTAGACATTGAGGTATAAGTACCTGGATTTGTAGGCTGTAACTCTATAGATCCATCTAAAGAACTAACAGTTCTAATCAGAGGACCCCAGTATCCTTCCATAAATGTTGGAAGCTTTTCCTTAGTTCTCTTGATTGTACAACCACTTGCTATACCAGAACAGCTAGCTTCAACTCTATCTACCTCAATCAAGTTTAAAAATGGAAGCGTCTGCCATACACTATTAAACTTCATCAGTTTATTAGCACTATCCTGCCTACGCATAAGCAGCTGAGCAAACTTTAAAATAAGGCTATATATGTAGCGGTCAGTAACAAAAGCATCTTGCACCTCTGCTTTTACCTGTCCTCTGACTCTTGATACTACATCTCCTATTGTTGTCATTCTCTTAGCTTTCAAATTCATCATATCCCTTCAGATCACTCTCTGGAGGGGTAAAGTTGAAAAGATGTGCTATCCTATACTTGTTCTTCATAATCCTATACTTATTCCAGTTCTCTGGATAAGTCTTGGCTACAGATCTCTTAAACTTCCTACACGCTGTGAATCTCCAAAACTCTCTGTTGCGAAATCTATATTTAGTAGACCAGTTTGTATAAAATATCTTTCCTATGTTTCCGTCAGTTTCCCAATTCTTGTTTTGCAAAACCTTGCCATATTCCTTTGATAGTGAGTAGTTTGTATTCACTGATTTAGCCGGAGCACAAGTACCTATAAAAAGATACCCTAATGAATCAGGTAATTCAACACCATCTCTATTATCAATCACTCCATTCCACAACTTATTATTATATATCCTAATTATGTCCTTCAACTTGTTGTTATCAATATTCTCATAATGAGGATACTTACTCTTAAACTTATTAATCACCTCAGCATTTAGAAGCCCAAGCCTTTTCTCTCTGTATCTCGGAGCATTTAGGTCGGGCTCTTTGAAATTATTAATCATAGTTTATAGTTATAATTTACAAAAAAAAGAGCAGTTATAAAAGTTTAAAGTGCCTGATAAGTGAGCTCGCAGATGTTACCCATCTCAGGGTGTTGTAACTCAATCTTACCTGCTCTCTGGTTACCTACGTACTTATTGTGGTAATGATAGTAATCAGTCTTACATAGACTAGGAAGAGTCTTATGTATAAAGCCAGTGTTCTCGGAGGTAGTTACATACTCCACCTTTCTGTTCTGGTGATAGTGCCCTGCAAATAAAGTCCTATTCTTAGTAGATCCCCACTCTTTAGCATACTCTGTTGCATATACTAACGGTGTGTTTTTAGCTGGTACATCACCATGTTCAAATGCGTTAAAGTTATCATGCCACACGTGTACCTTTCTTTCTGCATATTCAATGTCCCAAATAATATTAGGATCTGATATAGCTTTAGAAAGAGCATGAGCTAGGTGAAAGGATGATAACCTATCATGGTTACCCGGTATGTAAACTACAACGAGCTCATCACAAAAAGCCTTTGCATAGTTTAAGCCCCAGTGCATAGCATCAAATGCTTGGATATATGCATCGGTTGCCATGCTACAATTATCTAATGGTGTACCGCTAGTAGTAGTCCCAGAAAAAGAATCCATGTTGATCATGTCACCGCCTACTACAAAGAATAACTTCTCTATGTGGTGTGCTGCACTGCTCCTAAGTAAAAGATCCTTAAGTGTGTCCTCAAAGTCTTTGTCAATGGTTTCATTCCCCTGCTTGCCAAAATGGATATCCTGTAAAGAAATAATGCCACAAACTTTCGTGGCATTCTTATTCAAAAAGTGATCTGGTTTTGTAATATTGTAGTCTCTTGGCTGCCAGTTCTTAATTACATCTTCTATGTAATTCTTATCCTCTTGCTTGACTCTGGTTATAAAAGCGGATACTCTCCAATGATCTCCCATCTGCTTATTCCAGTATGAGGCTAAACGCCATTGCGTTGTATCAATCTTTAATAGCTTAACTATCTCTTCTGGAGATTTAGGCTCATGATCAAATGTACCTGCTATTTTACCCTCTCCTTTTTCTAGATTAATCTCCTCAGTAAATTGCTCATTCTTTGCAGATCCGCTAAAAAACTTTTTCTTCTTTTTTCTTTCTGAAAAAATCTCACGTTTAATCTTAGAATATGTTTTCTCAGAGATATCTAGACGTGCTGCACAATACGGAACACTCTTTTTCCATTTAAGAGATTCTTCTACTTTTCCTTTTAGGCTCATACTTAGAAGTTTATCAAATTTAAAGAAATTAAATTAACAAAAAAGAAGGCCCCCGCAGGGACCTTCTCCAACATCTGTGATAGAAAACCAACAAACTACCACTTCCGTTTACGCCGTCAACGTTGTAGCAAATACAATAACCGATTCAGGTTGTGTAGCACCATTATCAGCTATGATTCTAAACTTGTATTTTGTTTCAGCAACTAGACTGCTAATAGTTGCTTTAAACACACCAGCAGTCAAAGTTGCTGCTGTAGTCCAAGAAGATCCAACTGCGGTATCATATTGAACTTGCAAGCTGGTAGTTCCAGTAGCCTCTCCAGACCACAACAACTCAATAGATGAACTTGTAATAGTACCAATATATAAGTTCAAAGGAGCATGGAATGAATTGCTTGCGTTGCCTGCAACAAGACCGTCTGCTAGTACAAGCATCATCCTTTGTAGGATCTGCTCTAATCTCTCACCCGGTTGAATAACAAAGGTGTCTCCTTCAGCATCCTCAACTAAAGTCTCAGGACCCGTCCAAGTCACACAAGCAGGAGATACTGATTCATCACATCTCTCAGCTGTAGAAGGGCATTCTGTATATGAACATGGATTAGTCAATGCGCTGTCTTTACAGCTACACTTGTTAGGACTACATTTGGTACAGTTACAACTCATATCTTAATTATTTATTATGATGGCCAGGCTGGACTTGCAGGAGAAGTACTGTCCGGGCATAAATCATCATGTCCAACAAACATAATTTTCATCTTCTCTTGGAAGTCTCCGTCATCAGTACCATTATAAATCGCAGTTAAATACTCTGCAACAGTAAGAGATCCAACAGGTTGATTCAAGAACATAAGAACACTCTTCTTATAAAGTCCTTCTAGTGTAATAGCTCCAGTGCTAGCCCCTTCATATGGGTTAGTGGCAGATGGTGTTACACCCTGCATCAAGTATCCTGTAACATCAACAGCCGTTCTAACACCATACTCGCTCGGAGGAGTCATTTTAGCTGTATAAGATGCCAGACCTTGTAAGATTGCAGAAGCTGATTGACCTGCAGTATCTGCAGTAATCGGATAATATACCACCTGCATTCCTGCTGTAAATGGGGATGTGCCTCCAAAAGCCTTTGCTACTCCATAAGCGCTATTAGCTGAACCGGTTAAAATATCAGTATGAATCTCATAGTCCTCAAGATAATTAGCTGTAGGTTGTGTAGGTGAACCAAAACCACTGCTTAAAGTAGCGCCATGATACTCAGGATTTGTATTATTAGAAAATACAAGAATATTAGCTCTAGTCGTAGGAGCTGCTAAAGGAGCGCTTCCCCAACCGGTAGGTAAGTCTTGAATAGCAACCCACTCTGATGCACCATCAAGCGGAGCTCCAACAGCACCTGTAGCGCTTTGCCCATTTTCAACAACAGCAGTTGAATACTGTAACCATCTTCGACTAGTGGTTGGAATTAAAAAAATCTCACCACTCCAAGCTGTACAAACTAATGCAAGCCAAGCCTCCAGCCTAGCCTTAAGAGATTCAAACGTAACTGCATCTGTTACACTAAAGCTATTTGTATCAACAAACATATAAAAATCATCCTCTGTCTCTGAAACCTGAGCACCTAAAATCTCAGGCTGAATAATCTGAACTTGAACAATTGCAGTGACAGAAGAACAATCTCCTGCTGTGTCTGAAGTCAATCTAACCTCAAATGTATCTCCATATGAAGAAGCTCCGTTATGGGTATAAGTAAAGGTATTAGCATCGGTTGGGCTCTGAGTTACAGTTCCGTACTGAGGATTAGCTACAATACTTAAGGCTGGTTCACCGTCACCAATGACATATGGAATTTCAATAGTAGTGCTTGATCCACTGTTACAGAAGTACCCAGATGTAGTGCTTGTTAGTAAGAAAGCGGGGCATTCGCAACATGCCACAACTTTTGTAACTGTTTCTGTAGCATCACTCCAGCCAGCATAGATATATTGAGTAACGCTGTTAACTTCAATCTTTCCAACATAGTACCAAACACTCTCTGATAGATTTCCACCAGGAATAGTCTCGGTAAGTGTGCCACATGTAAGTGTACCGTATGATACAAAGAAACCAGAAGGTTGGCTTGTTAAGAAACTTGGAGTATCATTCGCAGGATCCTGGATAGTTGTAGTCTGATCTGTGTTAAAATCATAACGTACAATAGTGTATTCGCTATAATTAGAACCACCATCATTCTGACGAGCTCTAACATAAATGGACTTAGTTGTAATTCCAGTTGCAATAACTATCCCATTATCAGGATTAGTGGTAGTAGATCCTCCATTTGTCCACGTAATCATATCTGCACTATAGTCATATATGATAGTAGTAGGTGTCCCTGTGCCTCCGGTATTACGTTCTACATTAATAGTTACATTACCACCAGCAGTCACACTAACAACAGTTAGATCAGGATTAAATAATGACACCTCACCAACCTGTCTAATAATGCTATTTCCGGGTCTATAATAAAATCTTTTAGTATTTTCGACAGTTCCTGTCTGACCAATGTAATAGTCACCAGCAACAGCGGCTTCGTCTAAAGCATCTGTGATTGCAAGAGAAGTACAACTAACACCAAGTGTAGTTGTCGCACCTAAAGTGCAGGCCCTCTGCTGTTGTGTGCTTAAATCTGTAATATTAATCTGGATAGTATAGAGTGTTGCCGAAGATAATCCTGTGAATGTGTAAGAAATGTTAGCACCAGGATTTGCAATAGTTGTTGCAGCAACAACATTTGGTCCTTGATTACAAGTGATTCTATAAGTATAATTTGAACCAGTTAAGCTGTTAGGAAAAGCAACTACAATCGAGTCTGTACTAGGTGTTAAAGTAGAACTAGTAGGACATGGAATGCCAAGTGGTATAGTAATATTCTTGATCTCTTGACATACATTATTATTATCCGTAGCACAAAGCTGTGCAACAACAGATAACGAATATGTCAGTATAAGATTAGAGTTGGTTAGATCAATGTTTACACCTACTGAACTAGATGCTAAGTTTGCAGCATTGATAGATTGTGAAATCTTAGCTCCACTAGCATCAGTGATCTCAATAAATGAATTACCGCAATCTGTAAAGCCACTTGGAACAGTTGAACCATTCAAGTTAAAATTGATAGTTGTAGGTAATCCGCTTACAGGATCTGTGACTACATTATATGTCATAGCCCATGAAACAGCACTGCAATCCGATACACAACAGTTCTGTTGAATATTAGCAACAGCATCATAGATGTCGCAAATAGCCACCCACTGGTTAGCATTAATATCTGCTAATGTATTTGGATTCTGAATCCACCCTGACTGACTACCATAAGTGCCACCCTGACTTAACATGTTAGATGTTCCAGATAAACAACTTGCGTTAATGGCAAAGTTGATAGCTTGAGCATCACCAACTGCCGTTCTCAGATTACAAAACTCTGTTTCAAGAGCTAATAATAATGTAGATACGGGAACAGTCTGGCCTTGTAAAATACAAGAAGATATTACTTCTGACGTTGGAGAAGCAATTGGAAAATAACTTTCTACAATAGAGAGACGACTAGCAATATCAAAAATTTGATTATTAATAATATTGATAGCGCTCTTTATAGTACAAATCTCATTTGCTAAGTATTTTGCATACTCATCAATAGGTAAAGATGTAACAGGATTGCCTTGAGAATTTGTATAATGCAAGCAATCTGGCAACTCTACATTAATTGTGGTTGCATTAGATGTAGGCAATGTGCAGACATAATCTACAATAGCCTGCATATATTGGGTAAGATTAGGATCTTGCTGAGGAGGAGCAGGAATACAATCTAAAGTAAGACCTGATAAATCTGGATTACACTGACATGTCTGTGTTACCAAATCACACAGTTGTGTAGCCATCTTACTGACCACATCACTTATGGTATCCCCATTACATAAGTTAATACAAGAAATATCAGGACCTTGCCATACCACACAATTTGATGATAAAGGATCACAAGGGGATGTACTGCCGTTATTCGTAGGAATCATAAATATTTTTTTTGCAGCTGTTCAAACAAGTATGGTATATCTATAATATACAAAAGTTTTGAGGAACAACCAAGATTATAACCAACCTGCCCTTCTCATTATCTAATCACAGTTTACTGTTTCTGGCTCCTCTATCTTAAGGTTCTGCCAGTCGCATAAGTACTTCTTAATCTTAGCTGATTCAACGTCTGTATAGCAACATGGTGTGATGCCAAATCTGTGTGAAATAAATTCTTGATACACAGTATTGGCAAACTTCCGCTGAGCTTCAACTATCTTAATCTCGTCCATTATGTACGTAAATTCTGTTTAGCTCTATATACTTGCTGAGTGATTCCATCTGCAGGCATAGCTGGTGCTACTCCTGTAGCTTTTCCATAATCAGCTAGACAACTCTTGTGTACTGTTTGACCATTGGCCGCTACAGTTTTTTGGCACCCGCAAGTAAAAGCTTTATTACAATGTGCACAGTTCATATTATTGGTTTTTGGTTTTAACAACAGACAGCTGAACAATCTATCTTATCCAGCCTCTTTTTAGCATAGTTATATAACTCCATCCCCTTATTAGGGCTTTGGCAGTATTCTACTTTAGCTACAGCGGCGTCAATTAAAGTTCTGATATAACCTAATTCACTAATAATCTCAGATCTTTCGCTGCTGGGTTCACAGGGTTGCATATCAAGATCACAAAGCACCTTATAATACTTTGTCATCAATGAGGTAACTCGTAAGTGGTTGTACTCTACATAGACCTTATCTGTGGGTGCTACACTATATCTGATAATATAAATACCATCAGCAATAACCGTAGTCTTATCACCACAATTCTCTGTCTGGACACCAATAGTGCAATTGGTTAATGACAGATCAAAACCGTTGGTAACGTTAATTAGATAAGGCTTATTGAAACCGGGAACTGTTATCAAGAGTTCTTCGCAATCAATCTGTAAATCAGTAGTATACTGACTAGTATCCTTGATATTAAGTATATCACAATTGGCAACTGGAGAAACCTCTAGACTTAGTATATGCTTATTTGCCATTAAGGAATTATTTAGAAATAAAAACTACTGTAGTACAGTAATAATATACAAAAAATAAAATAGATTAAAAAGAAAAGGCCGGGTATAACCCAGCCTTTCTTTCATAACTACCTTAACTATTAGGGTGTCTCAATACCACTAACAAAGGCAACGTTACCACCGCTGGCATTACACCATGTAGCAATTTCACCCATCAAGGTATCCATATCTGCAATCAGTGCTGCATCTGTGCTCTTAACATAGATCTTGTAACAGTACTGGTCGTTATCAAATGTGGAAGTTGGATTGTTGAATCTAGGCACACTGTGCTGGATAACATACACCTTGTAAAGTGCAGTTCTATCAACACTTCCTACGATATCATCAGATCCCTCAATCTCACGGATACGAGCAGAATCAGGATTACCCTGGTTGTATGGAGACTGCATGTAGTTCTCAGTCATCAAAATATCTCTCAGAACTGTCTCACCAACTGTAGAAGCCATAACTCCGGGAGTGTTAACAGTAACACCGCAGTCGTTACAAGGATCACCAGTCTCATCCAAGATAGCCAGGTTCAACTGCACAGGCTCCTTACCGTAGAAGTCGCGAGTGTCAAATGAACAAGCACCAAACTTAGTCTCTGCATAAGCACCTTCAATGTGGAAAGCAGCAGAAACACCATCGGTAACAGGATCAGTAGATGCAGTATAAGTTGCATCAATAATTTGAGCCATTGAGAATGAAGCAGCATCTGCATCTTGAACAACAGTTACAGTAAAGCCAGTAGCTGCAGCATTAGCAACAACAACATTTGTAGTAGCCTTAGATCCTGCAGTATAACCAGAACCAGCAGCTAAAACTGTAAATGCTGTAACAGCACCAGCAGTTGCGGTTACTTGTAAAACTGCAAGGCTAGAACCAGTGTCAACAGATACAATATCACCAGTAGTATAGTTAGAACCGCCAGCATTAACTGTAGATGTAGAATCTACACCGTTCAAACCACCACCAGTCTTAGTTACAACAATACCAGCAACAACTGCACTAGCACCTGTTCCCCATTGACGCTCTCTTACGAAAGGACTAACAATTGGATCAGCTACCAGACGAGTACCAGCTTGAGCAAGAGCAAGAGCAGGATCAACATAAGTTTGTCCAGGCTCGCTGCAGCAAGCGCCATCAGAATCAGCAACAGCATAAGCGTTGTGATTCAAGAAACGCAGAGCAGGAGAACCCTTAACATCTAATCTCAGATACAAAGGATCATCACAAGGAGCGCAAGTAGAAGCAACCGAGATAACACTTGTAGACTGAGAAGCCTCAACAACGTCAGTAGAATATAATCTGCTAACGTATCTTGGGTTGATACCCTTAGACTTTACAGACTCGGTATATCCACCATGTCCAGGATTGTTTCCAATGCTGTCTTGAGTGTGATATGAACCTTGAACAATGTACCCAAGATTACCTGCTGCAGGAAGGGGCGCATTAGTAGGAGAAACAGATTGCCAAGTAGAACCATCTACAAATACAATCTGTCCAGCTGTAAGAGCTGATGTTGCAGTTCCATCTGCAGGCATTGCTCCGGCTGGGTTGAAGCATTTTACAAATGCATGATTAAAATAAGCCATTTTCTTAAATTTAAAAAGTTACAAAAAAATAAATCTGTACCTACTCAGGTAGATACATTAATAATATACAAAAAAAGTTTTAGTATACAAAGGTTTAATTATTTCTTTCCGCCATCTGCTGTTCTCTTTGCATCTGAGCAAAGTTGGCAATATCACCAGCAATAATGGCAGCAGTCTCATCAATAAATAATTCCACAAGATCATCCTTAAACTCTGGTTCTACATCTACAGAAGATATAGTTCCAGTATATGGATTTAGAACACCAGCAATTTCAATATACTTAGGCACCCTATAAAATGTAAGAACAGGGTTAACTATCTCAAAATCAGCGTTTTTGTAGATCCTGACCTGCCCATCAATCAAAGTGCAAAATGTTTCACCCCAATCAAAATCTGGTCTCTTCAGTGGATCTCTCAGAATTAAATCTCTGTTAGCCTCTTCAGCTAAGTAAACTGTCATAGATCGAGGATCTGTGCAACACTCGCTTGTAGCATCTGCACTTACCCTCTTATACTCTAGGTAAACATCAATATCAGGAAAATTATCAGACTCAAAGTATTCATCTGTACTATTAGCTCCCTTAGTAAGAGGGAGTTCCATCAACAAGATCTGTAGATCGTCCACCCTCTTCTTAGAGACTTCATCCCCTTCTTTGTAAAGATTGTTGCCGTGTAGGTTTCTTCTACACCATTCCAATTGCGCTTTATTAAAAGCTTCAATAATCTGCCAGTCTTCTATATTGTCATAGTCTTGGCTATCTAGCTTATTGAGACGCTGTTTAAGCTTTAATTGTAATGTTGCAATATCCATGAGTTAAAGTTTAAGAATTCCAGTAAGGTTCTACCTTAGCTAATAAACTTGAAAGAACTTCTTCTTGATCTGGTTTCTTCAAAAAATCTACAACTTCCTCTTGTCTCTTACCAAGCTTTACCCCACTATCTAGAGTCTCAATCCACCCTCCGGCTTTCTTGGTAATAAACCTGTAATACATGCAGTCTTTCACTAGAGCTGTAATCTTAAGATCCTGCATTGAGTACTTAGAAACTTTAATAAAGATTTCCGCAGCTCTCTTCTTACTACTCTCAATACCCTCACCATTGATGTAAGCATCCATGTTTTCATAGATGATATCTACGGGAGTATTCTTAGTATACTGTACACTATCAATATCTACAGCCTTTGCCACATACATAAGCTTGGCATTGTTCTTTCCATACATGCCTTCCAATGCAACAAGCGCTTTGTTTCTAAGCTTACTGTACTCTGTTCTTGTGGTTACAGTCTCCTCAATTGTATCTAAGTAAAACTTTGGTGTAGGATTCATCATCTTAGCATCCTTCAAAGATTTAGCTACAATAGAAAAACCGCCAGCCTTGATAGCATGGATCTTAATAAGATCATAAGGATCTGAATCTGGATCTAAAAATACAGGATCATTACCGCATCTCAGACTAATCTTAGACCAAAACTTATCATTATCTGGCTTAAGCAGATTAAGTTTATTCCAGAACTCTTTGTCTTCAGGGTCAACAACATTTGCTGCTAAATCCTTTTCTAACTGAGAAACTGTCTCTCTGATCTCTTTTACCTTGAGCTCTCTCTCACCGGGAGCTAAGTTTTTAACCTCTGGGGCAAACTCATTCAAGCCTGTGACATATCTCTTAACACCATTAATCTCTAGACAAGCTAAAGTTTCTTCATGATACACTCCATCATGAAGTGACATTCCGTAATTCTCTAAACCCATATTGGCTTTAGCACCATTAAAGAATGGTCTAATGGCAATAGCAGCACTTTTTCGCTGTTGATACTTCTCTACAATTGTGTAATCTTCCATGTTTGTTTGGTTTTAATTAAAGTTCTGAACTCAATAATACAAATGTATATATACAGTTCTAATGCCAGCCGTAGCTGGCAAAAGTTTTGAGTTACGCGGTAACTACTTTTAATGCACCAGTAGATGAGGTGTGATATAAATCACCAGCTTTTAATCCGGCTGCTACAGCAGCATTATTATCAGCATAATCTCTAGCTAAGATGTCTTTACCTACAGCGCCAGAAGCCAAAATTTTAGAAACACTTGAGTTTGTAAACTCAGTTGTCTTATTTGCCTTTTTGATTCTAAGTCCTAACATGATCAATAATTTAAAAAGAAAAGGGGAGGAGTGACCCTCCCCTTCTCAGGTTAATAAATAAACTATTAGAATGATCCGCCTGTAACAGGGTTTCTCATAACGATCTTGAGAACCTTGGTTGGATCCTTCACCCAGATAGCTGGCATGGTTTGAGTCATCATAACTCTGTAACCATTAAAGTTACCGGTAGAAGCAAATCCTTGGCTGCGACCCATGTAGTCCATAGTACCATTCTGGTAGAACCACTTCAGTTGATTATCCCAAGAAAGCTTCAAGAGATAGATGTTGTCATTTCCTTCCTCAGTTACATCAAAGATGATGAAGCTGTAAGAGCTCAATGGACGTCCATCAATCAAAGGATTCTCAACGTCATTAGTGTGCAGGTTGTCAAACGCTGGGTTCAAGACAAACTTAACGTTAGCCAAGAATGGAATGGTGAAGCTTGTGTAAGCAAAACCAAAGTCAAGATCCATTCCAGAACCTGAAACAGCACCAATGTCAGAAGCATTCTGTACGAGACCAGAACCATAAACCTCATCAGCGATAGCTTTGTTGATCAACTGCATACCACCGATACCTGTTTGAACAACAAGCTTTCTCTGGGGGTCTGGACCCTTGAATTCAACTTTACCCTGGTAGAAGTTGTAAAGCTCAGACTTGAACATATCCAATGTGAACTGAGACTTGTTATAAACTCTCTTGAAAGAGTTGTCTAACTGAGACCAAAGACCAACAGACAGTCTGATATCATCTGGACCATCTTGCTTGATTCTACCGCCTTTACCCCACATCAGGTAAGTTTCGATGTCATTAGCAATCTTAGATAAGTGAGCCGCTTCGAGATTAGTGATAAAGGTTCTTGTCAAAGTACCATTATCAAAGGCGTCTCTAGCACCTGCCTTACCCATGTTTGCAACCAACTGCTCAATGCTTGAAACAGAAGGATTGTTAGGATCCTGGTTAAAGTTTCTCCAGATCTCGGTTACAGGTACAGTACCGTCAGCATTCAAACCACCCTTGATCATAAGATCAGCACGGCTAGAAATAGAATAGTGTACGTGTGCCTCAGCGCCTCCTACAAAGTTGTAGAACTCTCTGAATCCAGAACCGGTCTCAATGTCTGAGAACCTCTCACCATACTCACCACGTGCAGAACCTTTTCTGAAATACTTTGTGCCAGATACCAAGTACTTGCTAGCATCCAAAGTAGCAGAATTATCATTGTTCACAAGCTGAACGGTATAGATAAACCCGTCACCAGCTGGAAGAATGTCATCCGCAGTGATGTAAAGTTCAAGACCATTGTACTTGTCATAAGTGATGATATCACCATGACCAAATGATCTCTTAGATAATTTGATCTTGAAAGTTGTACCGTCTCCACCGAGGTTGGTGCCACTTTCGATGTTTCCTACAGAGAAAGGAAGATCCTGTGCTACAGGAGTCTGCCACTTATACTCACCGCGAGCATTGTCTACAAGAATTGTATTCTTCCCACCGAAAGAAGCCATCTGATACAAAGGCATTTCTACCTTCTGGGTCATAGCCCAAAGATCAACTGGTCCCATATCCATAGGCTCAGCAGAACCGAGCATCTGGGTAAGGTGATAAGAATCAACATGAGAACTAGCCTTATAGCTTGTATCTCTGAGGAAGATTCCGTTGTTTAAAACTGGAGTTGCCATAGTTTAATTAAAATTTAAGTTAACTGATTGATTGATTGATTAAATAAATTCTTACGCTCTTCTAAAAATGTTGTTAGGTCTCTTGATCTTTCTCTTAGATGTTCTTGCCCCTTCTTTGTCTCTCTGCTCTACACCTAAAGAACTACCCCCGCTATTACTCTGCTCAGTCTTAAGTTTCCTTACGGTCTTTTCAACTGCAATCTGAGATCCCTTTTCCATAATCTTGCCTTTGTATCCATCTGGATCTGCCAATAACCACAGTGCTTCCGCAATTAACTCATGGTTAGGCTCAACAAATTGATACTTCTCAAGTAAGTGCCCAAGTAAGTTGGTATTTTTACCACTTACAGATGGATAGTTAGGTTGTACTAAACCATTATATAACATAGCCTGCACTTTCCTATCCATCTTAATATCGTTAATGGTACCCTCTTTAAGAGTATTGTACACATTTTCCATATACTGTTGAGATGCCTGCTCTTGTTGCTTTCTCTTAAGCTCCTGTTGCTGAAGCTTTTGTGCAACTACTTTCTCTTGCATCTTATCCAACTTAGGCTTAAACTTCATAGCCTGTTGCTCAAGCTTACCCAAGTCTTTCCAAACTTCAATCTCCTCTGCAATCTCTTCGGATGTACCGTAACCAGTTGCACTGAGATAGTCTACAATGATTCTTTCTTGATCTCTCTCATTCTTGACATCAAGAGATTTAGCTTCTTCTGTAGAAGCAAGAGTCTGGAATAAACCTTTAAGATCATTACCACCCTCAGCCACATATCTTGCAGCAATCTGTAATTCCTCAGGGAGACTTGCAAAAAACTGTTTAGGAGTCTCTTGTCTAACTTGATTAGCCCTTTCTTCAAGGTTTGCCTCAATAAGCTCTTCCCAGTCTTTGGCTGAATACTCATCCAAAGGCTTGTCATCATCAAAAGGAACAATCTTATCATCTTTGATAAGCTTGTTAAATACATCACTAATCCCCTCAATTTTCTTTCTACCTCTAGTTTGCTTAGTTTCTTCAACCTCCGTCTCCTCCTCATTATTATCCTCTTCAACTAAAGTATCAAGAAGTTCACCACCGTCTTCTTTCTTTTCAGCCTCAGGCTCTTTGGTTTCTTCAACCTCAGAAGTTTCTTCTACTTCTTCGTTTAGGTCAGTTGTATCATCAGCAGGTTCTGCAAATGACATATCTACCTTAGGACCTCCAGCTGTAAAAATATTAGGAGTAGACTTAGAACCTTCATTAGGTACAGTCACACCCTCTGCGGTAGCTGCACCATCAAAGATCTCGTCTAAATCTATATTTACTGTTTCTACTGTACTGTCCATTGTCTTATTTGACTCACTCATTTTTGTTGGTTTTATAGTTAATTACTTATCTATATATATAATATACAAATATATGTAGGAATAAACTTTAAATATTTTACGGCTGTTGCTAATTTCTTGCAGTATATAGCTAACGCTAAGAACAATTTTTCCTATTAGTCCTTTTGTCTCTTATCTCTGTCAGACTGGACATCATATTTATTCTTATTCTCTCTGGCTATCTGTAGATTTTTATCAGCAATATCTCTCTGCGTTGCCAGCTTCTCGCGCTCAATATTCATCTTCTCAGAATTCTGAGAGTTTCTGATTGCTGATTCTTGTCTCTTAAAGTCCATCTGCTCCCTATACTCAGCTCTCTGCCTCATGTTTTCCATCTGATCTTGGAAGTCAGATTGTAAATTCTGATTAATATCTTGACTAGCTCCGTAACCAGCAGATCTGATTTCAGCTACTGTAATATCTTTCTGCCTTTCCTTCTCATTTTCAGAAGCTTCAAACTGCAACTTCATCTGCTCTTCTTGCTGCCTAGCTGCAATCTGCTCTTGTTGCATCTGCTGTTGCTGCTGCATTTCCTGCTGCTTCATTGCAAGCTGCTTAGCCTCTGCATCCTTAAGAATATCAGAAACTTCTGCAATACTATCTGCTTTGATAATATTTCCAAGATCATAAATACTAGCTCCACTAGTATTGTTTGTAACAGCTAACTGCTTTAGCTGCTCTAAGATTGCTCTATGATTAGTCTTGGTAGTACAGAAAATATTAAAATCCCTGAGCAATAGATCTGTACCGTTAATAACAAAGTTTACCTTCTCTGCCTCAGAGGAGATGTAAGATAATCTTAAACTAGGATTTGAGCTATGATAAAACTGCGCAAGATCGGTGCGCATCTGGTGCACTCTTGGCATTAAATTATCAGAATGCTGTGTAAAATACGTTTCAGTTTGAGCATAAGATTGATTCAATGCTTGTACCACACCGGTAGCAGTTTCCTGTCCCATTGGCGCACCCAACCGCTGCGGATTAATACCAATAGCATCAAAACATTGCTGTTTAAAATAGTTAGCCAACTGAATCCTAGACATCAATCTACCACTCTGCTCCATATTTAGAGTCTGGTAGTGATTAAAGTTTGTAGCATTCTCTGTGTTAGTAATAGATGTATCAAGAGGTAACATCTGAAAATCCTTCATTGCTACATATGCCTTAGCATAGTTGCCCTTACCCCAGTCTTCACCCATTGAGTGTCTTGGTAAAGCATTCTGGTCAAACATAATAACAGTGCCAAGCTCATCTACTAAGATGTCAGCAATCTGATTATTGACCATATTGTATCCAACCTGATATGCTTTCATCAGATCTACTAAAGAAGTGGATCTAGTGTTACGATCAGAGAATACTCTACCCTCTACAGGTAATTTACAACCATACAAAGTCTCATTGCCTTTAAACTGGAATGGTATTCTTCCGGGCTTACTTCTATTAATCCCTAAATAAATAGGATTAATATTATCAGCTGTCATGCTAGATCTCCAGAATGCAGGCAAGTTTGGACCAAGTTTAACACCACCCCAAACTTCATTGATCCAAAACCAATCTATATGCTCCCCTTCAAGTAGGTTCTCCTTAGTCTTATTCTTAAACAGAGTTGTATCATACACACCCTTCTCTGTGATCTTGAAGGTCTCATCAACAATCTCTTGGGTGATCTGCCCGTCTGACTCAATCTTAGTAAGATGCCCCACCTTTCTTTGGGTCTTCCAATAACATGTAGTCACACGCATAAGCTCACCTTCACCCCAAGCATTTACATCATCACCTTCGTTCAAAATGGCTGTAACAACATCTCCGCCTGAGGCCGGATCATTATACCAGTTACTTACAAACTGACGATATGCAAGACCTGGCATATTAGTATTCCAAGCATGCGATTTAGATGGATCATAATAAGAACCGTCGTTCTGATAACCATTGACTTGATACAACTCTGATTTAGCTGGATAGATCCTCTGTAAGGACTCCAATTGATCTTTGGTCATCAGATATCCATACCTGTCAATAACGTCAGCAGGCGTCATTAAATCAATCTTACCAACAAAGTTTGAGTCAGAAATATATCTAACATCTGGAGACTTCTGATAGAAGGTCAGAACAGGATTCCATAACTCTACATCATAGTCATCCTCTAACATTCTAAAATGCCAGAACTCTCTATCGGTAATAAGCATATCTCTAAATGCTCTCTCCTCTAGCTCTTGCATTTTAAATCTCTCCTCATCTACGTTAGTCTGATGAGAAGCCCACTCTTCAACTAAAGATCTATAATCCTTAGAAAAGAAATCTTCAATCTCTGGTAATGACTTAATATTTTCAGGAGACATCATTTGCTGTGCCTCTTCAGACTGTGGATTTAAACCCATCTCTAGCATTCTCCCAAGAAGCTTTGCCTCTGCATCTGCAAGCAAGTTCTCTTCTACTTGAGCTCTCTTTGCTTCCAGCATTTCATTATAAGACAAATCATCTACGGCCCTAAATTGGACCTTAGAGTATCTTTTAGAAAACTCACCAGATAGTACATTGATTACGTTTGGAATGATTGGATAAAACTTGAGCTCCAATGCTGATTCATCCTCCTTGGTAAGGACATCCATTAAGTCCTTATGTTCATTGTCTTCTTCTACAATGTAGTCGGTTTTATCAATAATACCCTTGGCAAGTTTGTAATTCTTAAGTAACCGGCGAGCGTTTAATCTTAAAAATTCAAGACCTTGGAGTTCCAGCCAGTCCATATTCCAAGCTCTCCAATCATCATCTTTCTTTTTAGATGGCAAGAACTGAACCGGTTGAGTAAGACTAGAGGAGGTTGAGTAAGACTCACCTTTTGCTCCACTCTTAAGCTGCATTGCATTTAATACTCTCATATGGCTATTAGCTCAAATTTTTAAAACCGGATCTCTTTCTGGTTGACCCCATCATGCCTTTCTTACGCCCAATATTACTAAAAGGGCTATACCTTAATTTAAACAAATTCTGTGAATTATCCAAAGATGAGTTACCGTCTGACTCCCTTCTTTTATTATATCCTCTGTTAGATTGTTGCACTTTTGCAAACGCTATTAAAGCACCAAAAGAAACCAATCTATCTACGTTAAGACCAGGGTAATAGGCAAGCATTTCTTTGATCAACATTGGGTCAGGTATTCTCTCAACACCTAACGTCTGAGATATCATCTCCCCATTCTCATCAAGCTCCTCATCAATCTGTTCTCTGAGGTACTCAATTGCATAAGATATCAGATGGTTCTTAAATAATGTGCCAGTATTCTTCCAGCCGTATTCTTGGTAAACAGTTCTATTAGAACCGAGATCTTTAAGAAACAAAATCTGTTGTTTAGGAACTAAGTATTTCTGTTTCTTTTTGGCTATCATATGCTGGATAAATAGAGATATATTATTTTCCACCACAGTCCAGGCATTATACCACTCAATTATTTTCTCTAACTGCTCGTGTGTTTTATTAATATCATCATATCTACCACACCAAGCTGCAACAATCTTATCTCTTTCAATAAAGTGTTCTAGTCCATCTGCTGTTTCACGGGTAACCTCTACAGGATTCTTGTATACAAATATGCTACACAATGAATCTGATGTAGTTGTTTTACCTTCTGACACAGGGTCAATAGATGCATAGTATGCACCGAACTCTGGATTCTTAACAGGTCTTTCCCAGACAACTAAGACTCCTGACTTATCCGCCTGCTTCTTATCTACAGGAAACTGAGTAATAGGTAGCTTAGAAGATCTTTTTGCAGCTATACCTTTCTCATCTCTCTCCAATTCAATGTGCTCAAAAGAATATTCTTTCTCTTCTATTCTTTTAAGCTGTTTAGATAATATACCCTGAGGAAAGATAGACTCCTTCCTATAGGCAAATCCCTCTGCAATGTTAGTAGGCTTCTGAGAAATACGTAACTGATATTGCTCTGGATTTAGTTCTGCCTTCCACTTTTCCCTTTCACGATGTATGGCTTCTAAAGCTTCTTCTATCTTAGAGTTACCATATTCATCAATATATGGTGGCATAGACCATTGCTCTGGAATAAATAAACCAGACAAACCAATAGTTCCATCTTTATCTAAAAGGTTACTCTCAACTGCATAGATGTCATTAATTGTAGGATTCATGATCATCTCTTTTAAAGGCTCACACTGATCCAAGTCACCCACAGATCCTGCAGCTATAAACATACCTGTAGTCAGCATACCTGAAGACATCGCAGGTCTTAGATATTCATAGGTATCCATCATCTTGGGTGCAATACCAGCTTCTTCATGGAAAAAGTAAGTAGTAGGTCCACCTACACCTGTTGTTGCATTCTTTTCAAAAGATGCACCCTGGATCTTAGACTTTAAACCTTTTGTAGTCTTTCTATTACCTACTCTAACCTCAATCTGCTGCTGCCATAGTAACACCTTCTCAGGGTTGCTAGGTCTATACCAAGCGGTATGCTCGTTTAGAAAGTCTTTGTATTCATCTAAAAACTTCCATGAACCCTTGTCATTAATGTAATCCTTTAGACTAGCACCAATTTTACAAACCGTTCCTTCTTCAAACCAGTAGGTATTAATAATCTTACCCATATGAAAGTAAGAAGATGCAATCTGACGTTTCTTAAATATCGCTGAGTGCTTATTATTTAGTTCTGCCAAGAGTTCATACAAAGCCATATGATACTGAGCATCCCGCACTTTAGCAAATCCATACTTCTTTTCCTCTTTATCAAAGATTGGTAAGAAGTTAAGCCACATGTAATAGTCCCTAGTAAGATACCAAGTCTTGGTACCTGACTTATATATCACACCAGAACGACACTTATTCTTTTGGTCATTCCAGTAGTGTATAAAATCTTTAGACCTTAAAGGTTTGTCGCAGTAGAATCCTTTTTCATTAAAGATCCTGGCCTGCTCATTAAATAAAAAAGATGTTTCATCAAACTCATACAACCCAGGCTCTTTGAATATCCCTTTTATAAAATCAGCAAAGTCCTCATCAGTTACAAACGAGGACTCTGACCATACACCATTTTCATATGTAGGGACTAATCTGCTCATTCAAATGGAGGACCTTCAATTTCTTCTTGAAAATCAAAGTAATTGTCAATTGTTATCAGCCTTTCATTTGCTGAAATAAAAAGGTCTAGAGCTTTCTCTGCATCTTCAAAAAAATCATCTGCTGTATGATCTCCAATTCCAACAGCTTTATTCTCTAAGAGATCTAAAGCCATTAAAGCTTTTTCTTTATCTGCAAGAGCCTTAGCATATAAGGCATTCATTACACGTGATTTACCATTCATGATTTAAAGTTTAAAATTACATTTGGTCATACGCTAGTCCCTGACCTCCTCTTACAGAAGTCTGTTGTTCATCCTGTAAATCTTTATACGCACCCTTAAATGATTGACGAATAGAATCAAAATCCTTAGCAACCGCCCGGATTTGTCCAATATTACCGTCTCTCCCGTCCGTTATTGGAGTATTGGCCATGTATGTAGCCATGTTGTCTAAAGCCTTCTTGATACCCAGGTATGCTCTGTGTGTAGGGGTTTGATACATTTCCTCACAGCGCTTTAAAGCTGCTCTAATCTTCTCGTCTTCTACGGATTCTTCTAGCCCCACCTCTTCAATTATGATTTCTTCTTTATCCTCCTCCGGTAAATGGAAGAATGGATTATAATCTGGGTTTGGGCAGGTCATGTAAAACAAATACTTGTATATCTGCATGTATGATTCTGGATAAGCGGACATAAGCACCTTTAGAAACTCCAAAGCATAACAATGCTCCGATGGAATTATCTCATTATTCTGTATGTCAAAGAGTTTAATGATCATTTTTCTGCTCCCACCATTTAATTAAGGACTTAACTTCGCTCTTTAAGTAAGGTACATCGTACATAATCACTTCTTCTAACACAGGCTCCCCATTAATATGCTCATTGATAGGATATCCATTCTTATCTGTACCTAACTGCTTAAACTTTACATGTTGTAAGGTTAACTTCCCAGGTTTAAGTTTAGGATTATGCTTCAATATAATATACATATAAATGGACATCTGTAAAGAATAGTGATTGAAATTACAATCATCCAAATGATTTACAGGATTGTACATTTTTGCAGAGATTCCTTCCCAATTTTTAAATCCTTCTTTCTTGATCTCCTTATTAGTCTTGTAATCTGTAATATTTACCCTACCATTTACAACTTCTACAAGATCCGCTTGCCCACAAAGACTTGAAGACTTCAGATAAACAAAATGTTCTGGATAAACCCCAGCGTCAATCTTTTGAACTGGTGCAATCTTTGCACCACTTGCCTCATCAAACAATGGTCTAACAATAGGAACCTCAACACCTTCTCTCTGAATGGTTTCAAAGTTTAGTAAGTCGCTCTCTCTTTGATTATGATAGAAGTTACCAAGAGTTATAGCTCTTTTGGACTCATTATCCCAGGCCGTTAAGATTTCTTTCTCAGTCATCCCGTACCACTTGGACTTTTTATTCTTTGCTGATTTTTTAGCTTGGGCTTTTGCGTCAAACTTTGGTTTGAACATTCCAATAAATGAAGTGACGCTAGTCCACTTGATATCCTCTTCTATGCTTTCGTAAAGGTGCCCCTCTTCTTTAAAAATTAAACTCATGTCTATAAATTTTTAACACCTGGAAAGCTACCTGTCTGCTTTTCAGACAAAAGGGCTCTAACTTTTTTACCTAACTGCTGATCATTAGGTGTATCTTTTACTAACTTCAGAAGCTCCGGATAGGTGTAGTTCTCAAATCGTATGTAATCCATCTTACTCATTGTCTTTTAATTTATCATTTAACATATCTTCTTGCTCTTCGGTCATCAATGCTTGCCACTTACCCTTAGGACACTCGGATGATAAAGATCTAGTTTTAAATGCAAGACTGCATCCACAGTCTGAGCAACAAGGTTGCGTACCTGGTGCCGCACAATTCTTGCCAACTGTATCTAAAAACTCACACTGCTTGCATATAGCCCACCTTAAAGCGGCTTCAGCTTCAACATGCTCCTTCTTGAAGATGCTATTCTTAATTCCTTCTGCAATCTGACTAGTGTTCTTAAAAGCTCCTAAGAATTTTCTAAGATCCATTTTTCTTTTCTTTAAATTTCTTTTTTTCCTCCATTGTCTCATTCAACATCCTAAGCGCCTCTTGCTGTTTCTCTAGTCTGTCATTCACAGCATGAGTCTTTTCCATCCCCTTGTACTCTGTCTTCTTCAGATTCCCTAGAATGCTTTTATTTTTCTTAATCGCCTTTTCCAATTTATTCTTTTTCAAAGAAAATGTGCCAAGGTTCTCAACATAAACATTCACATGCACCAGATTAGACAGAGCTTTTCTTACCTGCGCATAGTAATATGATATAAAGTCATCAACTACGTCAGGGTGCACTCCCACTTGTTCTGCTATTCCATCTTTAAACTGTTTGTGCTTCTTCGGATTCACTACCTAATACTTTTATATCTAACAACACAAGCCCCTTAGTCTGCACATTTATCTCTTTTAAGATGCTCACAGTCTTCTTATTCTTGCCTTTTTTAATCAATAAGCCCTTTTTGTTGACCTTATTGATAGCATTCCTTGCTGACTGCTCACTACCAAAGATACCCAGAGTAGTGATATCCTTACAAAACTGTGTAAGCTCAATACCTGGGTTCTTTGCTAGTTCACATAGCATGTTAAGATCAGTGTGACCTATGAGGATGTCTTTAAAGAAACAATAGGTGAGTATCTGATACTTGATAGTATCATCAATATTCACCTTTAACCTCTGGTCTACTTTGTTAACAATTGCCATTCTACAAACTCATTATCATATCTATAAGCCGTGGGTCTGGGTAGACATCCATTTTGTCTTTCCTCACATTAGTATGTGATAACAGCCCTCTCACCTTACCATAGTAAGCATCTTCTTGAAAATGAAAAGCTTTCTCCTTACCCTGCTTATGGATAAACTTCTGCAAGCCCTCTTTGACATCAATGTTATCACGCTGGGCTACATATTGAATAAGCTTCTCTGTTTCTTCAATCTGCTTATCAGAATATTTATGCCAGTATATCCGACGCTTAAATCCATTATCAAGCTGAATCACCTGTGATGGATGCGCCTTCTTACCAACATAACTGTTGAACTGATTATCTAGATATCCAATAGAGCATATCTCTAGACCTACAGAGTATTTGTTCATATACCCAGATCCAGTCTTACCTAAATGATAAGCATATCCAGTTTCAGGAAAAGCTTGCACCAGAACCCCGTCATACTCATCATCACCAGTTCTATAGTTTTGTCCCCCCAGGACAAACTCTGTAGCAATACGCCCCCGGCTATCCCTGTTCCATTGATCAATAGTTCTGTAAGGATTGGGACCACCGGCAGTGTGGTGTAAAAAGAAATAATCATTATCTCTCTTTGCATTGGTTTCAATATACTCACCCCTGCCAAGGAAATATTTGTTTATCCTCTGGTTCCAATCCGTTACAAAGAACTGCTGTTCAAGATCTGTGTCTTCATCTATATCTGGAACGATGTTCTTGTTATCAGTGATCAGTGCAGTCCACGTCTCACCGGCAACAATACCATCTGTCCTTAGATTCTTAGATAGCTGAAACTTGATAACCGCTGCCTGTGTACCGGCCCCAAAGATTCCATCAGACTTTATCTTCAGGATAGACTGTAGCTTAGCCACCTCTGGGCCTACGCTACCTTTCTTTAGTAGCTTATTGATCACGCTTCAGAGTCCTTTGGGCTTTCGCCATTTCCTGTTCAAACTCCATACGAGCCTCGTCATTTGCTCCCTCCTCTTTTTCTTGAGCAGCATATGCCTGTGCCTGGAACATCTGAGCTTGGAGTCTTTCAGCTCTAGCCTTCTCGATCTTGGTAAGAAGCTCTTCGTATTCTAACTGCACCTTAGCGTGTTTAGCGCTTTCCTTGTACCACGCAGTAAGTTCTTCTCTACGCTTTTTCAGTTCTTCAGGAGACAGTTCCTTTTCGTTTTCAACGTCCTGTGACATTTGTTTTGGTTTTAAAGTTCACAAACAAATATACACATTTCAGGTTTACCAACGTCTCATTTCAAAGGTCTCTTTGTTATACAGTAGATACAAGTTCTCAACAGCGATAATCCCAATGGTAATGGCTTACCACAATTATTACATGTGGGTTTGAATTCTTTCATAAACCAAAGATAGAACTTCTAGGTAAAGGATTATATTTCTATACCAATAGTCTCAGGGTACACCTCATGTAGCACCTTACGGAGCTCGATACATTTATCATAATCCTCCCGAGGCTCCTCACTATAATACTTAATCACCGCGATGATCACATCCTTATTAAATCCTTCATTAGGATCATGCGCCAATACGATAGGAGAGCTCTTCCCGTCTATATCCTTCAGCAAATCCTCAAAATCCAAATCCTGGGTTATAAAGAGATAAGAAGTATAAAAAGCCTCATCAATGATCTCATCCTCTATAAGAGACTTATCCCCCTCAGGCAAGTTATCAAAATCATCCAACCAATCATCTCCCATACATACAATATACAAAGACTCCCGCTTAATTTAGTTTGTGCAGATAATAAAAAAAATTTTTGCCCAAAAAATTACTTGTGTGTTTGGCGTTGTGTGAGGGTCCTACTATTCTGCTCCCCGGCTATTTTCCGGGCCTTGTGGCCCCCGTAGGCAAATGTTTAACTAAACCCAAATTAACTCCATGTCAAAGCCTGTCGTTTATTTCCGTAAAGTCCGCATCAATGAATCAGCTGGCACAGCCACCATCATTGTTGCCGACCAGCCTAGCAGTCTCACCAAGCAAAAGCTTGCTGGACTTGCTGTGGCCACCCAAGACAACGCTGGTGCAACCATCGGTGTCTTGTCATTACGCGACCCTGAAACGGGTGGCGTAATGCGGGCTGACCACCAGGTCATTCAGCAGCTAAAAGCTAAGCTGAAGCCTGGCGACCCAATGCCCGGGTTTCGCATCACCGATAATCCTATCACAGATAGGGATACCGGTGAGGAAACCGGCCTGTTCTGGGTGGAAGCTGTAGCTTCCTAACCCAGACAGGGTCTACCGCTACCGTGTGCACCGCTCTCAAGGTGATAGTTGAGGAGCCGTGCACGGGTAGTCCGGTTTTTGTGAGCCAAACCAAGTATGGTTACGGCTTTGTAAAGAGTTTAACTTACCCCATATACATACCTCATGGCTCAAGACCAATTTATTTCCCAGACTTCTGCAGACAAACAAGGTTTCTATACCGTGACAATGCAGAAACCAGACGGTACAAGACATACCGTTAGAATGAATGTCTTTGGTGCAAACTGGAAACTGTTTGTGTAAATTGACATAACCCCTAAGAAGCGTTGACCACACCTAAGAGAGCTTGGCATGTGCACCTTGTTGCCAAGCTTGCTCAGAAACGTAGTGTGTAGTGGAGGGGTTTCTTAAGCCTAACCACATATTGCTACGTCTTTGTAAGAAAACTATGCAATTTGTGTACGTAAGTGCTTGATTGTCAAGGTGTGACCAACACTACCCACATTCACCCACTTTTTACCACTGTAAATACTAACCCAAGCGTAAACAATATATATCGCTATGCCTGTACTAACCCCAGAGAAAAACCTTCTGATGCATAAGCATTCTTTTGTTAACTGTCATCAGCTTGACAGGAGACACTCTCTAGCTCAGAGGATTAGTAGTATGTCTATTGCTATTGTGTTCTGTGATGGTTCCCGTGAACCGCAAGAGTATGTTGAAGCATGTAAGAAGTACAACATTCCCTGTTGGACTGGATTCTATCAGGAGATGCATGATGCTTTTAATGCTATGGAGGAGATTTAATGTCTCCTCCAGTTTTTTTTCTGTAGTTAGAACTAACCAAGTATAAATACCAAGCCCTATGCCTGAGACTACCTCTTACATTGCTGATTACTTTGTCCATGACAATGGTCTTATCTCTTATATCTCTGTTATGGAGGAAGGAGACAATACAATTGATTGCCGGATGGAGTGCGTTGAAGGTTCTGCTATTATGTTGGATCAGATCCAGGAGTGTATGAAGGCTGATGTTCCTGAAGCTGAGCCTTCCAAAACTTTCAGAGGTCTTGTTCATACTTACAAATGCTATAACCGTTTGTTTGTTGATCCCAGAGTGTGTCCTCTTTGTAATGAAGAGCTTCAAGATACGTGTAGCCTGATTAGCTACTAGTCCGTGGCCCACGTGGATGAAGGGAATGAGTGGTGATTCACTCTAACGGGGAAAAGCGTGGGAGAGAGACCCACGTGTAACTACTGACGGGTAGTTATCTATTAAGTTAGCTTTCAATCAAACTCCAGCCGTGCGGCTAGTCTTATAATCGTGGACGCACGGTTATGAGCATCTCTACCGCTATGAAAAAGATTCGTGACACCCAGAAGCAACGTGCAGAGATGCAACAGCTTCGCAGACTGACACGCACTCGTGTCAAGCCTAACAAGAAGAAGGATTGGGCACCTTCAGAGTAATAACCTAAAGCTGGCGAGCAAGATGTACGCAATGGAAATGACAGTAGAGTTTATTAAGACTGTTGACATGCACAGCAAAGCTAACCAGGCTTTGTACAAAACTGATGATAAGGACTATCCTTTCATTGTTGTTAGTGGTATTAACAACCAACACGCTCATGAGGTAATGGCATTTCCTGCTGATGCAGAAGGTGAGGTTACAAGTTGGGGTGAGATTGCTTGTGTCAGATACACTACAAGTCATGAGGACTTCTTTGGTGAGCTTGGTTGGCAACAAACTAAAACCGAAGACCAATGAGAAATCCTGTGACCAAAAGAATCATGCGTGGTATACTGACGTGGTTTGCTGTAACAACGCTACCACTAATAACCATCAGCATGGTATGGTGTGCCACTCTTGGTGCATTTGACTTCTTTGCCTGTATGCATTCCGGTGCTGTAATGTTCTTTACTGCAATGTTCTCTGTTGCCGGAATACTTGTTGCAATAGGTATTGATGAAGAACTCAATCCTTTTTGAACTGACATGTGTTATCATGTCTATAGGTTGTGTAACCCGCAGGGATCAAGCGGGTATGCAACCTGAAGCATACGTTATTGTTACCCTCAGAGTTTAGATACTCATGGTGTATGCGTTAAGCCTGCTTGACAGGTTACTGAAACAATAGGTCAGCCTTCGTGACCATAGGATAATCCAGTGATGGAATAAAGTATATCCCTTAAGAAAGGATATGCCATGCATTAGCATGCCACTGAAAGGTAGTTACATATCTATATCTTGGAATGGCCCTACAGGGTATAAGAGATATAGACACCATTAGGAAGTGGTGTTGAGTGAGAAATCACAATAAGAATGTAGCTAGGTAATGGTAGTACCAGTCGCCAACTGGGGATCCATTATCAATGTTTATGTTTGATGTTGCAAGAAATTGCATGTCATGATTAAACATAGTGATTAGACTTGGCAGTCGAAAGCAGGGTGGAGTTGATAGCTAAACTACTCAAAAGGTAGCATGCTATACAATCAACAACCGCTTCACTCACTATTCCTTTTCTTATCTAAATAGCCTACGGGCGGCAACTAGACAAAGAGCAAAAGTGTTGTTGAGTATTGAGTTTACAATGTTCTTATTGTGCTGTAATATGCACAGACTCTAAGGCCGCAAGCCACAGAGTAAGCGGAACGAAGTATCATTGCATTTGGTGTGAGGCATCACACTTATCCCGGCAGGGAGGTCAGTGAGAAAAGGGAAGTTATATAACTCAATACAGGGATGGCGGACATCTAAATCCGTGAACATCGTATCTACCTTCAGTAATGGAGGTGTGTGTATGTGGGGAAACCTGCTAAAATGATATGCGACATGGGCCAACACTCAGCCCACTGGTGTCATGCAAAAGAAAAGCCTTCACGTGGCGCATGATGTAAGTAAGCTTATGCTGAAACTAATTTTCTTACTCACCATTTAAACCTAAACCTATGCCTAGAAGAGAATTCCATCCAATCAACGGTATATACCTTAC